CGCTGGGCATGGTGAAGGGTTTGCCCTAGGTAATATTATCAAGTATGCCCAGCGTTATCGGAAGAAGAATGGATTCAATAAGGATGATTTGCTCAAGGTCATCCACTATGGTATTATCGCATTGAGCATCCATGAAAACCGATTTCCAAATAGGAAGATAGATTATGAAAATAAATAAAGATACATTGAATACACTGAAAAACTTCAGTGATATTAATATGTCTATTGAAGTCAAGGCTGGGAATACCTTGAGGACTGTATCAGTCCAAAAAAATATTCTCGCACAAGCAGAAGTGGAAACTACATTCCCTCAAGATTTTGCAATCTATGAGGTGAATAGATTCTTGGGTGCAATATCCCTTTTCGATAATCCAGACTTTGAGTTTGGAGAAAAATCTGTTAGAATCGGAAATGATAGAAATAGTCTGAACTATGTTTATTGTGATCCTTCAATGATTGTAACTCCACCAGAAAACAACATTACTGTCCCAGATCCAGAAGTCAGGTTCAAGCTGAGTCAAGACTCATTATCCAGAGTTATGAAAGCTGGGAATGTTCTTGGTACTCCTGAGATCGTTGTTGAGAGTGGATCTCCAATGACAGTCAGAGCTATGGATTCTCAGAATGATTCCTCTGACACTTTTCATGTCAACCTAGATGAGAGTACAGATAAGACATTTAGGTTCGTGTTCAAAATCGAAAATTTCAAGATGGTCCCTGGCGACTATGATGTTGAAATTTCTTCTAAGGGAATTGCAAAATTCTCACAAAACCAACTCCAATACTGGATTGCTACTGAGTCATCTTCCACATACGGAGGCTGATGAATAAAGATATATTATGGGTGGAGAGGTATCGCCCCTCTACAGTTGAAGATTTGATTTTACCTGAAGGTATCAAGAATACCTTCAGAGAAATTATTGGAGGGGATAAGATACCAAATCTTATTCTCAGTGGAAGTGCCGGCACTGGTAAAACTTCTGCAGCTATAGTATTGTGTAAGGAACTAAATTGTGACTATTTGATGATCAATGGATCTGATGAAGGTCGATTAATTGAAACTCTTCGTAATAAACTTACACAATACTGTAGTTCCGTTTCCATGTCTGGTGGTAGGAAAGTTGTCATCATAGATGAGGCTGACTACATGACGCCAGATTCTGTCCAGCCTGCAATGAGAGGATTTATTGAAAAGTTCTCTTCCAATTGCTCCTTTATCTTCACTTGTAATTTCAAGAATCGGATTATCGAACCGATTCATTCAAGGTGTGCAGTCATAGATTATTCTGCATCTGATCAACAGCAGATGTGTGCTGACTTCATGGATAGGTGTAATTCCATTCTCAAAGGAGAAGGAGTTGAATCTGATCCAAAGGTAGTTGCAGAACTGATCATGAAACACTTTCCAGATTTTCGTAGAGTTCTAAACGAGCTCCAGAGATATTCTGTATCTGGAAAGATCGACTCTGGTATCTTGCTAAATATTAGTGATACCAATATGAATGAATTGGTTGAATCACTCAAGACAAAGAACTTCAAATCAGTTCGCTCTTGGGTGGTGAATAATCTTGACAATGACCCTCAAAAGGTGTATCGTAAGATATATGATAAATTGTACGAAAAATGCGATCCTAATTCAATCCCTGCGATTATTTTGGTGATTGCAAACTATCAGTACAAGTCTGCCTTTGTGGGAGATCAAGAAATTAATCTAATGGCTTGTTTAGTGGAGATAATGTCGAATGCCAAATTCAAGTAAATATTTTCAGTACACACTAGATGATCTGAAAAAGTCTTCAGATCGAAAACTCTTCAACGTAGTATCATTCTTTGCTGGTGGTGGTGGCTCTTCTTGTGGCTACAAACTTGCAGGGGGTGATATCCTCTGTGTCAATGAATTTCAACAAATTCATGCTGATACCTACAATGCAAACTTCCCAGATACTCCTGTTATTGTTGATGACATTCGTAATGTAGAAGGTCAACAAATCAGAGATATCATTGGGAATGTTGATATTGATATATTAGATGGTAGTCCGCCTTGTCCACCTTTTTCCATGTCTGGAACCAAACAAAAGGGCTGGGGAAAAGAAAAGATGGCTTATGGTTGGAAACAGAAAAACATTGAGGATCTGACTTTTGATCAAGTTCGCTTGGTCGGAGAACTCAAACCAAAAGTTGTAGTCTGTGAGAATGTCAAGGGTTTGACTATGGACTATGCTAGAGGTTATCTTGATATGATGTTGAAAGCTTATGAGGAACAAGGATATGTTATGACTCATAAAGTTTTGAATGCATGGTATCATGGTGTTCCACAAAAACGTGAACGTGTCTTTATAGTTGGAGTTCGCCAAGATGTTGCAGATGCAATTGGTTTGAATTGGATGAACATCAGTAGAATCTATCCTGAACCAGATAATAATGGTAAGCCAGTTATTGAAGATGCAATTCGTGATTTACAAACAGATCCAGTAAACGAGAATGAATCTGAAGAACTTTGTGAATCCATGAAGAAAGGTGCTAAGTACAAGTGGCTAAAGAGACTGCAAAAGAATCCAGATAAGGTTGTTTCTGTAGGGGATGATGTTGTTGGTCCTTGGTATGATAAATTGATTGAGTATCGAAAATCAAAAGGTAAAACTATTCCCGAAAGGAAAAACTCATTCTTTCAATCTCGTAGAGTTCCTTGGAATCAAGCTTCTCATACTTTATCTGAACAGGGACTAAAAACCAGTTTGGCTGTGCATTTGCATCCTGAGAAAGATAGAGTGTACACCACATACGAAGCCATTCGTCTTATGACTTTACCGAATGACTACAAACAAACTGGAACACTAAACGATAGACTTGCAAGGATCGGATTGATGGTCGCTCCGATTTGTATGAAATATCTTGCAGAGTCAATTCACACTAACGTATTGGAACCTTATGCGAACTATTCAGCTAGAACATGATTATGGTTTCGAGGAAACCAAAGAAAAATGGGGTGGTAAGTTTCTTACATGGGAATCTTATCCTTGGGGTGCAATAGAAGTATATGATGGTGAAGAGGGAGAAGATACTTGCATTCTAAAACCCGGCTCTTCTCTTTATGATGGAGAACCACTTGCATACGTAGTTTGTAATGCATATCCAGATGATCAAGTCTTCAATTGTCTCAAGACCATTGAGGATACCACTACTATGCGTGCCAATGCTTCTGGTCCTATTGATCCAGAAGACATGGCTAAAAGAGGTATCACTGAATACAAACTCAGAACTCCAAACTCATACCATGTAAAAACCAAATCTGGAAAATGGGGAATGATTGCTTATGCAAATGAGATTCATTCTGTCATGGCTGGATGGAAGAAGGGTAGATTTACAGGTGCTATTGAACAGTCAGGATGGACAAAAGACAATCCAGAGAAATTTGAAATACTCAAACAGATTGGAAAATATAATGAACTTGCGTTCAAAAAAGTAGATCCTGTAAGATATCAAGCTCAGAAGACATTTGCAGAAACATCTATCTCACCAGATCATAGAGTAGGTATTGTAACTACTCTCTCAATGAATCGGTATAGTGATTTGGGATTGGGTTCAAAGGGTATGTCTGCTCATGTTGATTCTGGAGATACTGAATCTGGAATGACTACGATGTGTCACTTCAGAGATGGTCATTATATCGGTGCATATCTTTGTTTTCCCAGATATGGAATTGCAATTGATGCTCCTCATAATTCAGTTATAATTGCTGATAGTTTGGAGTATCATGGTGTAACTCCGATTGAGGGTGAAGGTACAAGATATACTTGCGTTGCGTATTGTGACAGAAGATTGGCCACTATGGGTCAACTTGGTAAAACTCCCAAGAAAATTGGGAAGTATGCAGAAACCTCTTCTTTGGAGAACTTTTTATGATCGACTTGATAATACCAACTTTCAAGAGACTCGACAAACAGATAACCCTGAACTCAATTCCTGAAAGTTTTAGGAAGGAAGTCACTCTGGTCGTGCAGCCACAAGAAGAGAAACAAACTAGAGAGATTCATACAAATCTATTTGTTTTGAGTGGAGACAATATCGGGATCTCTCAAACTAGAAAAGAGATTGCTGAAGAGTGGGGGTGTAATAGAAAAAGGAGGCATTGGGTTTTGGATGATGATCTAGAAATACTGAAAAGTGAAATGATAGATGGTAAGATCGTAAAAACTCCTGTAGATGATACTACCTTTCAAGAGTGTTTAGATACTATAGAGGAAACTATGGATGCTGGATTCTATCATGGTGGAATTGGTAGTACACTAGTAAATCCTATTGGAAAGTGGCCGTTCACTAATAACTCAAGAATACTTGGTAATGTATTTTATGATGGACAAGCACTATCGGAAACTTTCAAAGAGATAGATTGGATCTTAGATAATGCAGAAGATTATTATGTCTGTCTTCAATTATTAACCAGAGGTGTTCCTAATAGAGTCCTTTACAAATTTATTTCCAATCCAGGCTTGTCAAATTCAGAGGGTGGGTGTTCTACATCAAGAACCATTGAGAATCATAATATAGCTTGCAAGAAACTTGCAGAGAAATTTCCAGAGTTTGTATCTCTCAAAACTAAGGTTGCAACTTCAGGTCCGTGGAAGGGTTTAGAAAGATTGGGTGTGAATGGAAGGTGGAAGAAAGCTTATGAGTCTTCTCAAAAATCATCATTGACGGAGTTTTTCAATGAGTGACCTCAAGGAATATCTAAACGCAATTAATCACACAAAAGAAAAACTTATGGATGAAGATCCTCATTATGAGAGGAAATATCCTGCATGGGTTGTGAATCGTGCTTTGTATGCTCATTCTGACATGATTTTCCTTGTCAATGAGATGAATATAAACAACCACTTAGATAGTAAACTTCAATTCGACTTTCTCCTAAATAGTTCTAGACCAAGAAAGAGATTTGCTCCTTGGTTGAAAACTTCTAAAATAGATAATTTAGATTTAGTGAAAGAATATTTCGGATACAGCGATCAGAAGGCCAAGGAAGCCTTGACCCTACTTACAGATGATGACCTAGAGCTTATCCGATCCAAATTGAATAAAGGTGGAAATGAGTAATGGTGAATTGAATTGGAGTCCAGA